GAGAGATATTAAAATCAGCCCCAAAGAATTGGAAAGATCATATACAGGTTATCAGAGGCAGAAGAAAAAAGAGTTTACCGTCCCTTGTAAAAGATAATGAAAAATCTTTATTTGAACAATTAACTGGACAATATTCACATATAAAATTAGATAAAGAGCATAAAAAGCTATTAGAGTATCTAGAGAAAATTAATGCACAACATTGGTATGATGTAGATAATGGTCTATTAGTATGCCATACCGCTGACCTTAAATTAGCTCATAATGATCTGCATTGTAGAGGTATATTTGATACTATTGCTGAAGGAAAAGATAGACCGGATCACAACGCTTTTATGCACCCCGTTGAGTTCCCGGAGGGAGCTTGGATAGTGAGGCGTTTCAGCCCAGGGGTCTCAGAAGCTAATACTTGGTTTCAGGATTCATCTGGTTGGACAACATGCTATTTTAATCGTGAGCCCACTCTTAAAACAGCGGCACAAGCTTATGATGGGATAGAAGATGAAAAAGGAGTATTCTTCTTTAATGAGGCCGAAACCGCATCGGCAGCAGCTTCTAAACTAGGTGCTCATCTTAATATACCTAATTGGGCAGCAAATAGACGAGCAACTATCAAACCACATAAAGATGGCAAAAGACTTGTAGTAGGTATCGAGAAGAATTCAACAGACAATCCGGCACACATGCAGGGGTGGAAAGAAGAAAAAGGGTATTGGAAAAGAATTTTCAATGCTAATATATCACAGCCATCGGATGTGTACACTCAGAATTATGATAATATAGTCAGACATTTAGTTACTACTAATCATCAGGATGCTGGCTGGGTAGTTAATGCTAATAATACATGGCACTCCGAGCCACTTAGCCACATAAAGATAGCATTAAAATCATTTGGGTATGCTGATTTCGAGTGTGATAGGATTCTAGGCAAATGTGTTATGGATAGCTGGATAATTGTCAACAAACCATTTGAGTCTGAGTTTCCTGGTGGCAGAGAATGGAATCGTGATGCTGTTCAGCTAAAGTACCTACCGCAGCAAGATGAACCATTCCAACATCCCAATTGGGATAGACTATTAAATCATTGTGGCAAAGGTCTAGATGATGCAGTAAAAAGTGATGGGTGGTGCCTAGCTAATGGTATACAAACTGGTGCAGATTATCTTAGGTTATGGATAGTATCTGTATTTAAAGAGCCTACTAAGCATTTACCATATTTGTTTCTTTATTCATTGGAACAACAAACTGGTAAAACTTCCTTACATGAAGCTTTAAAATTACTAATAACATCAAATGGATATATGGATGTTAAAGCCGCATTAGTTAATCCTCAAGGATTTAATGAGGAAATGAAGAACGCTATTATTTGTGCTGTAGATGAATGTGATTTGCGGCAAAATAAGTATGCGTACAATAGAATGAAAGACTGGATTACAGGAGAAGATATATTACTGCACCCCAAAGGCCGCACCCCTTACATGGTAAAAAATATAGCTCACTTTATTCATACAGGTAATGACCCTAATGAATGTCCTATATTTAGTTCTGATAGTAGAATAGTGGTGATTAAAGTTCCACCATTAAATCCTATTGAAATGATACCTAAGGATACATTTTTTAAATTATTAGATAAAGAGGCATCAGCATTTCTTGGAACATTATTTAAAACTGAAATACCTCCATGTAATGATCGTCTTAATATTCCAGTATTAGCAACAGAAGCCAAAGAGTTAAGTGCTAGATTAAATAGAAATGCTCTTGAAATTTTCATAGATGAATATTGCTATTATAATCCTGGAAGTAGTATAAAATATTCTGATTTTTGGACCAAATTCCAAGAGTGGTTAGATCCACAAGACTTGACTTCATGGTCTAAAATTAGAGTTGGTAGGTCACTACCATCTATATATCCAAAAGGTAGATTGACTAGTGATGGTGGACAATTTCATATTGGGAATATATCTTTTACAAAGCCAGAAGTTATTAAGTCTAAAAAATATATTCTCCAACAAGGTAACTTGGTATTGGAGAATTAACTATGATATTAAAAGCTATGCTAGACGCCATTCCTAAAGCCGAAAGGTCTAAATTATTCCATGCTTTTGACCATCATTTTACGCAGCATGTTGTATTGCCACAGAATAAATTTATTGGAGTGAATATAACACACCCTAATTTCGTTATTGAGGAACAAGCTGGCTGTTGGAGTTATGGAACAATAAAAACTAATGAGGCATAATAATGGAGATTATAGCGTTCGGATACAAAAAAGGTTCTGGTAAAAATACTATTGCTAAGTTTCTTAGTACCCATATTAGATGCACGCACCCCGGCCTTAAAGTTACTGAAGTGTCTTTTGCTGCTAAAGTAAAAGATATTTCTTATCAATTATATGGGTGGCTTGGCTTGAAAAGGGGTATTTATTATGAAACGCACCGGGATGAAAAGGAAAGACCATTAGAACTAATAACATTATCTCCACGACAAATATGGATTGGAGTAGGTAATAAACTAAGAGAAATATATCCAGACACATGGATTAATTACGCACTTAATAGTGTAAAAGGCGATATTATTATTATCACTGATTTGGGTTTTATTAATGAGGCTAAGGCTATAAGGAATCAAAATGGAAAATTAATAAAAATAATTAGAGAGGGTATTCCTACTGGTACTGATGCTAGAGAAACTGAATTAGATAACTGGGCAGACTGGGATAGCATTATAAAAAATAGTGGCTCATTAGATAATCTATATAATGAGTCTGTCCTATTATGGAGTAAAATAGAAAATGAACAAATCTAAGCTAATTTATTGTTTAGATGGGCCACATAAAGGTACGTCTTGTACAGCCGTTATTAAGCATAATAATGTATATTTACCATTGCACGACAACCCATTTTATAAAATAGCTGTCTATTTTGTTACTCCAAGAGTAACTAAATTAGGTGAGTCAGTTGCTATGCTTAGTCATTGTATAAAAAGAGAACGACCATGACACCATTAGAATTTGCTAAATTGTTCCATGATACATATGAACATCTTGCTACTAAATATCATTATAAAACTAGAGTTGAAACTAGAATTTTTAATTCACAATCTCCTAATGGCAAACTAATGATCGCTGTTTGTGAAGAAGTACTACAAAGGATACATAATGAACAGACTAAAATACAATAGGGCGTATTTATGCGGCCCGATGGAACATGCCGATAAGAACGGAGAAGACTGGCGCATTGCTTTACAAAAAGAATTAAAAGATTTAAATATTATTTGGTTAGACCCAACACACAAGCCCACTAATATAGCTTTAGAAACTGAAGAAACTAAGCATATTTTAAATGAACTAAGAGAAAAAGGAGACTACGATTTACTAAAACAGATGGGAGTACCCATACGTGGTTATGATTTACGCATGGTTGATGTAGCAGATTTCTTAGTTGTTCATCTTAATAATAATACACCAACTTGTGGTACTTGGGAAGAGCTTTTCTGGGCAAACAGACAAAAGAAACCTATTCTGTTACACCATGAACAAGGTAGAAATAGTATACCACATTGGCTATATTTCACGTTACCAAAGCAAATGATGTTTGAAACCTGGGATGAAGTTTATACGTACTTGAGACATATATCTAATGATACTAATATCGACGATTTAGGTAGATGGCGTTTCTTCGATTTCTCACTATGCAGAAAGTTTGATTAATGGCTAAATCAGCTTACCATCTAAATGGAAATATTCTATGTGCAGTAGATGTAGAGACTACTGGACTGACGGCTGGGTTCCATGAGATATGGCAAATAGCGATATTGCCATTAGACTCAACCTACACCCCGAACAAAGAAATAATTCCATTCTACCAGGATTTAAAGGTTCAATATCCTGATAGAGTGAATAGAAATGCAGTTAAACTCAATAGGAATGATTTTGCTTTACGTCAGAAGCGGGCTTTAGACCCATTTACTTGTGCAGATCTATTAGATGAGTGGTTTCAGAAACTAGACTTACCGCTATATAAAAAAATAGTGCCTTTAGCACATAACTGGCCATTCGATAGGTCTTTTATTATGGACTGGTTAGGTCCAGCATCTTTTTATGACTTTTTTCACCCACATTACAGGGATTCTATGGCAGCAGCAGTATTTAATTCTGATGTTACTGCTTTTAAGTGTGATAGAATAACCATGCCTAAATTTAATTTAGCACATTTATGTAATTATTTTAATGTCAATAATATGAAACCACATGACGCATTACAAGACTGTATAGCTACTGCTGAAGTGTACAAACGTCTAATTAAATATGTCAATTAGAATAAATCTTTAGGACAATGTTCAGTGGCCATTTTTAACTTATTTGTTAGGGCGGGGCCTTTAGTGGCCACTCTACATCCACAACCTTTGCATCGTTTAGATTTGCTATCGTACCAATCACATTTCATGCAAAAAGTTTCATGTAATCTTTTTATCTCTTTATTAGTTCTAGTTGGTTTTCCTGCTTTTATCCAACGCATAACAGCTAATCTATAATTATTAACTTGCTCCAAAAAAGCTGGATAACTCTTACCTTCTTTAGACTCGTCATATTGCTTAGCAATTTCATCCGGGTCTAAATTATAAGCTGCTAATTCTTGTAAGCAAATTCTACACTCTCTTTTGCTTACTATGAGGCCAGTACCCTTACATCTAGCTGCTTTTCCATCTATTGGTTCCCGCCTAGGGCACA